AAAGCATAAACCTCTTGAAAGTTATGTAAGTAATATTTTTGATGACCAAAAAAAACATAATTGTGATGGATATATATTTACATCATTAAGCACAGAAGATAAAACACTTACAATCTGTGGATGGATAAATAAAGATGATTTTTACAAAAAAGCTACCTTATACAAAAAAGGAACAAAAAGATTTAGAGGTAATGATACTTTTAATTTAAGAGCTGATAATTGGGAAATATTAAATAAATATTTAAAAACATTTTAAAAAACACAAACAAATGAATAAATTAAGCAAAGAAGTAGTAGTAAACAAAACAGCACTATTAAAATACCTAATAAAAAAAACTCTTAAAAAAGATGTTAACTTAGTAGGAAGGGAAAACTTATTAGTAGAAGCTAGATTCATATATTTTTTCATCCTAAGAAATAAGGAGAAAATGGTATATCAAAAGATAGCAGATACAGTTGGAATGAATCACGCTTCAGTATTACACGGATGTAAGAAAGCTGAATTGTGGATTGAAAATGACTTTAACTTTAAAAACAAGTACCTAACAATACTTGCTTCCTATTGTGGGTGGGTCTATGGAGCTACAGCAGAAGACGAAGTACTAAAAAAGATTCAAGTTATGAAAGAACCTAAAGAGTATATAGAAGACAAGAAATTAAGACCAGCAAAAAGAATAGCAACAGTCTATACCAAATTACATTCACTAATAGACAAAACACCAGAAGACAAAGCAGACGACCTTTTAACAAGGCTTCAAGCTATTTACAATATGATGATAAGCGACTTAAAAAGAAAACGATTATGATGGGTTCATTTTTATTATTATTTTTATTAGGATGGGTAATTATATTTGCTGCCTTATGGGTTTGGTACGAAGATTACAAGAACAAGTTTTAAGGATACTTTTAACAAAACCCTGACATTATTATTGTTATAGTAGAATTAGATAACTAATCTAAACTGATTATGGATAAGAGAAAATTCAACGGAGGTACAATAGGAAACAAAGGGGGGCGTAAACCTAAGTCAGAGGAGATAGCACTTATTGAGAAACTAACTCCACTTGAACCATTAGCACACGCAGCTTTATTAAAAGGCTTAGAGAATGGAGACTTCAAATATGTACAGTTGTTTTATAACTACTATGCAGGAAAGCCAAGAGAAACTAAAGACATTACAATAAACGAAGATTTACCATTATTCATAGATTGAAAAAAGTAAAATTTATACCTTGTTCAGAAGAATCTCAAACTTATTACTCAACTAAAAAGAAGGGTAAAAAGAAAAGAGGTTCTTACTTGTCAGATTCTATTAGGAGAAAGAGAAGATAGTATGCAGGTAAAGAAAACCGAAGCACTTACCAAACTAAGAAACCTCAACAGCAGAACTAAGATTGTTAGGGGTGGAACTTCAGCAGGTAAAACTATGTGCATCTTATTAATCTTGATTGATTATGCAATAAGAAACAAGGGTAAAGAAATAAGTGTAGTATCTGAATCAATACCTCATCTACGTAGAGGTGCTTTTAAAGACTTCTGCGGCATCTTAAAGGGAATGAATAGGTATAAGGATGTACAGCTAAATAAGAGTACCTTAAAATACACCTTTACAAATGGTAGCTATATTGAGTTCTTTAGTACAGACCAGCCAGATAAACTAAGAGGAGCAAGAAGAACAGACTTATATATTAATGAGTGTAACAATATACCCTTTGATGCATACCAACAGTTAGCAGTAAGAACGTCTGGAAACATTTGGTTAGATTATAATCCATCTGCATTGTTCTGGGTAGACAAGGAATTGATAGGAAAAGAAGATACAGACTTTGTAACACTAACCTATAAAGATAATGATTCACTTCCTGAAAACATTGTAACAGAGATTGAGAAAGCAAGAGATAAAGCTAAGACATCTACATATTGGTCTAATTGGTGGAGGGTTTACGGACTTGGAGAAGTAGGTTCTTTAGAGGGTGCTTGCATACCAGACTGGAAAGAAATAGATACAGTACCAAACGATGCAAGGTTGTTAGGTTATGGAATGGACTTTGGTTATAGTGTAGACCCTACAACTCTAATAGCTTTATATAAATGGAACGATGCTTATATATACGATGAAGTACTATATAAGAAAGGTATGCTTAACAGAGATATAAGTAGATTCTTAGAAGCAGCCGATATAAGAGAAAACATAACAGCAGATAGTGCAGAGCCTAAATCAATTGCAGAGCTACAAGGTTACGGTCATAACATACACGGGGTAAGTAAAGGAAGGGATTCAGTGTCTTACGGTATAAACCTAATGAATCAGAACGAGATATACGTTACAAGCCGCTCTAAGAACCTTAAAAAGGAATTGGGTGGTTATATATGGGCTACTGATAAAGAGGGCAACAAGACCCAAAAACCTAGTGGACTACATCCTGATTGTATTGATGCTGCTCGGTACATTTTAACAGACACTTTAGAGAACCCTAATAAAGGGAAGTATTTTATTTATTAAAGTTTTTTGTTAATAATTGTTGTTATGTCAAAAATAAGTTTTATATTTGATTATAATTAAAAACAAATAATATGAAAACAGCAGAAAAACTAAGGTACTTAAAAAGCGAAATGTTAGAAATGCAAATCACTATTGAATCATCACTTCATTGGTCAATTAAAGAAGGAGATTCTGGAAATGAGGATATGAAAGAATATAAACTTTTTCAAATGAGAATTGAACAAGCAAGATTAGAATCATTAGAAGATATATTTGATGAAGTATTAAGCGAATTAAATTAATATGTGCTACATAGAAAGAGAATACGATAGCTATCTAGAGAAGATGGGATATAAGTACGAGTGCTTAGAATGCGGAACAGAAATAATATCAGAAGGGTTTTGCAGCCCTCAATGTTCAGATGCATCTTGGCTTTAAAATAAAATTACTATATTTACAAAAACAAACATTATGAAAATTCAAGAATCAACAGAGTACATTTTAGTAAAACAATTAACATCTAAAGACAATAGAGCTGCTGTAAAGAGAACAATCTTTCAGGGGTTACTATTATCAGCTTGCTGCTTTATAGGTCTTCACTTATTCTTAAATGCTTTCCTATGGGTGCTAAAGTATTAAAGGACTGGGAAGTTAAAATGCGATGCTGGTCTAATGAGGTCTATGTTATTGTTAATCCAATATCAAGCAAATGGAAAAAGGGAGGTCAGCCTGTTACATTAACTATAGACTATCAGAAAACATTTAGAAGAGGCAAAGAAGTATTTGAACAGAACAGTAGGGAATTGGAAGATAAGATAGATGAAATATATAGATATCTCTACGAGAACAATATAAAAGAATAAGGATTTGTACAACCCTTTAAATAGGTACTAACTTTTTTTCATTTTGGTGAAGGGGTTGCAGAGATGCAGCCTCTTTTCTATTTATACAAAACACTATAAGTTTTATTGTATATAGTATATGAAAGTAGAAATTCAAATACCTAGTAGTTTATCTGAAGTAACTTTAGAACAGTATCAAAAGTTTACTAAGTTAAATACAGAAGAAAACGAAGACAGCAGTTTCTTAATGCATAAGACTGTTGAGATATTCTGCAACCTTAATCTGCAAGACATAGCTAAGGTAAAGTTTACTTATGTCCAAGAAATACTTAACGACATAAACAACCTCTTTGAAAAGAAGCAGGATTTGATTCCTACGTTTGTGCATAGAGGAGTTGAATACGGGCTAATACCTAAACTTGATGATATGACACTTGGAGAATATGTAGACTTAGACGAAAACTTTACAGACTGGGATAATATGCATAAGGCTATGACAGTTCTTTATAGACCTGTTACATTACATAAAGGGGATAGATACCAGATAGAAGATTACAACGGTTTAGATAATGCTGAAACAATGAAACAGATACCATTAGATGTAGTGATGGGATGTATGTTTTTTTTTTGGAATTTAAACGAAGAGTTGCTGAAAACTACCCTGAATTATTTGAGTCAGGAAATACCGAAGGAACTGACTACGGAGCAGCTACAAACTTTGGTAAAAAGTGGGGGTGGTATCAATCAATCTATGGACTCGCTAAAGGAGATGTTAGACGATTTGAACATATCACTAAATTAAACTTTCACGAGTGCTTTATGTATTTAGCATTTGAAAAAGAGAAGAACCAATTAGAAGCAAAATTAATAAAGAATAGATGACAGGATTTTATAACGTAACGAAAAAGATAAAGGATGCACTTAATGCAGAGCCTTTTGTTAATACAGTTTCCTTTGGTTCATTAGATGATGTAGACTTAAACAAGCAGACTATCTTCCCTTTATCTCACATCATAGTAAACAACTGCAATGTAGAAACCAATACAATGATTTTTAATATTAGTGTTCTAGCAATGGACATAGTAGATGAATCTAAGGACGAGGTTACAGATATATTTGTAGGTAATGATAACGAACAAGACGTTTTAAATACGCAGTTAGAAGTCCTTAATAGAGTTGTAGCTATACTACAAAGAGGAGATTTATATACAGACCTATTCCAGATTGAAGGAGTTGTAGGGTGTGAGCCATTTGTAGATAGATTTGAGAACAAGTTAGCTGGTTGGGTTGCTACATTTGATGTAATAGTACAAAACGATATGACCGTATGCTAACTAATGTAAAGTCAGAATTATTAAAGTTCAAGAAGTTTGTTACACAACAATCTAGAAGCAGACTGACTAAGGCTAAAAAGAACGTTTCTAAGGGGCTTTATAAGAAGCTAGATGGTGTTTTAAAGGTTAGTCCTAATTCGTTTCAATTAAGCTGGGATTTAGGATATGGTAATTTTCAAGACAAGGGTGTAAGTGGTACTGAAAAAAAGTACAATACTCCTTATAGCTTTAAATCTAAAATGCCACCTGTAAAACCGTTAGCAGATTGGGCAAAAGCAAAGGGTCTTAAATTAAGAGACTCTAAAGGTAGATTTAAAAAGGGTGGTTATATGACGTTAGGTTTTCTAATAGCAAGAAGCATACAGAAAAAAGGTTTAAAGCCTAGCCTATTCTTTACCAAACCATTTGAACAAGGATTTAAGAAACTACCAGACGAACTATTAGAAGCATACGGATTAGATGTAGAAGACTTTTTAGCATATACACTTAAACAACAATAACAATGAGTACAAAAATAAACGTAAGGAGTCCATTCTTTTTAAACCTAACAGCACCAGTACAAACACTAGGAACTTTTACTTGTACAACTGCTGGACTTACAAACTTTTCTGTAGCTAGTTCTGGTCTTGTAACAAATCCTCAATTATTAGTAGGGACTATAGTAGGTCAAACAGCTACTGAATTTGCACTTAATACTTCAGGAAGTACAATTTCAAGAAGCGTTACATATACAATATCAATCCCTACAGGCTATTCAAATATAAATGATGCTACTATAGATTGTCCGCAAACCTTTTTACAACCCACACAAGCATCTAATGAAAATCCTAGCGTAAATAATAACTGTCCAACCTTTGCAGGAACTATTCCTAATTCAACTGGTTCAGCAAGTACTACAGTAGCTTTAGCTAGTTATTTTACTTCTGGAAGTAGTGCAAATATTAGCTCTTATGAGATTATAAAATCTCCAAGTAATGCAGCTGTAGATGCGGTATTAACTGGAACTGCACCTAGTCAAACCTTAACCATTTCAAGTTCTATTGATTGTGCTTCTGCTAGTTTTATAGTTAAAGCTAAACAATCTTCAGATGCTTGTACTGCAATATCTAATAACTTTACTTTTGCTTCTCCAAATTGTGGGGCTTATGATTGTACTGATGCTAATGTAACAGGAGGTAATATAGAACAAGATGGAACGGTAAACAAAGGAATAATAGCTATAGGTACTTTAAACGCTGTCCGATATGATGGTTCAGATATAACAAGTTCTTTAAATGCAGGAGCAAACAATACAGGTTCAGCAGTAAATAAGACAATAACATATAGAATAAATATACCTAGTGGCTACAGTAATTCAGGTACTCTTGATTGTAATGTAGTTTACTCACAACCTGCAACAGCAGTACTCCCTACTTTTGATTGTGCTGAAGCTCAAATAACAACTCCTTTTATTTCTGAACAAGGTTCAATTCAAAATCCTACAAATAAAGTAGGTGTTGGTACTTATGTAAGTCATACTCCAGCAGGTTTTGCAGAAGTATCTACAAATACAGTAAGAACAATAACCTTTACAATAGCACCTCCTTCAAGTGGATATTCAAATTCTGGAGGAAGCAATATAACTTGTAATGTAAATGTAACACAACCAGCAACTTTTACTAATTGTTTTGGCACTACCTTTTTTATATCTAAAGAATCTTTTATTCGCCCTGAAGATTCTTGTCAGGCGGGTATGGTATGGTCTACAACTGTTGGAGTTTCAAGTGATATAAATAATTTTAATACTATAATTTCTAGCATAGGAAATACAGTTTGTTTTAGGCTTTCCCCATTTAGAGGAGGAGAAAAGTATTATGCTGTTAATTCAGTAACAGCGAATAGTATAGCTGGAACTAATAGCAATTATTATTTAATTAAAATAAATGATTATGGAGTTGTACAGGAAGTTGTCCAATGGAATTGTTCAGGTGGTGGTTCTGGTTCAGGAGATAGAATAGTATAATAAAAAAGATATGGCACTAAAGAAAATAGGTTTAAAATTATATGTATATACAGGAACTTCAGGTTCTTATACTTCTTCTGATTTAAAGTATCAAATTGAGAAGGATAGGATTTATAATCAAGATAATATAGTTGTAGAGATTGCTCAATTAGTAAAAGACTTTTTAAGCAACGATTTTAATAATGATTATGTATGTGCTACTAAATGGGCTACAGCTGTTGTAGAC